AAGCATTGCTTGGAAGGGCTTGGAGACAAAATGGAGACGACAATGAGTGATTTAGAGAACATCATTGGCGTATTGGACGATACAATGGACACAATGAACAAAAGCGAAGTCTTGAGGAATAATCTTTTAAAGCAACAGGTAGAAATTGAGAAACAGATATCTGTGCTAGAAGGGCAACTTCAAAGACAAAAAGAATACCTTGCCAAAATCGAGGGCGGTATTGACGTACTTGATGAACTGAAACATTAGTCGTGATTTATATAATCGACGACTTCTATCCTAATCCTGACGAAGTTAGGAAGAACGCATTAAAAATGCAGTTCAAAAGAGGTAAGGATAGTAAGGGAAAGGTTCAGCACCCTGGTTGGAGAGCAAATACTAACCTCTCTCTAGACCCGTTCTGGCGAGAGAATCGTATGTATTTAAGGAATCGCTGGTCACAAATCATAAATAAAGAGATTTGGGCTTGGGAAAAAATGCACTGTAATTGTGCTTTTAACTTAGGGTTTGGCGACCTTGAAAATAGATTTAGCTGGGTACATTCTGATAATTCTTTAACAGATAAAGCGGCTGAGAAAATCATAATGTGGGCTTGTGTTATATACTTAACACCTAACCCACCACCAAAGACGGGTACATTGCTATTAGAAAGTCCAGAATCAGGGATTTGGGATATGAAAGTAAAAGACCAACCCAAAGACAAAAGAGATAAATATTTCCCAGCAGTTAGAGGAAATTTTTGGGATAACCCTGTAGCTCTTAATAAAGAGTGGAAAGTTCATACAATAGTTGGCAATCGATATAATAGATGTGTCTTCTATGATGCCAGATTACTTCATGCTCCAGAGGACGCGGGTTTCGGAAAAACTCTAGAAGAAGGCAGATTAACACAATTAGGATTTTGGTTTAGTGAAAAAAATTACATATAAATTTAACGAAGATGTAGCACAGGAAGTATTAAAGAAGTATATAGACGATACTTATGAGCAACATTATGCTACTGGAAAGATTCAGGCAACTGAGTTCATTTTCGATAGTGAGCATGGAGCGGGTTTCTGTATAGGAAATATACTTAAGTACGCTCAAAGATATGGAAAGAAACAAGGAGCTAACCCTGCCGATCTATTAAAAATTATTCATTATGCAATTATGTTATATGGAAAGGAACATGTAAAAATTTTAGATGGTGGAGACATAAAATAGTGGCAATAGGAATACGAGCGAAATCTCATGAAAAACTAGACGGAGCTAATATCCAAAAAGTAATTGACTTACTTAATGGAGAGGAAGCAATAACTAAGAAGGAAGCTTGCGAGGTTCTGAATATAAGGTATAACACGACCAGACTTCAGAAAATCATAGATGAACATAATGAGGTTTGGGCTTATAAAGAAAAACGTAAGAACCAAAACAGAGGTAAAGGTGCAACTCGAGACGAAATAAAAACCGTGATAGAGTACTATTTAGATGGAGAAAATATCTCCGAAATAGCCACCAGAACTTATCGTTCTAACGCATTTGTCAAGGCAATAATTCAGAGAGTAGGTATTCCTGAGAAATTATCAAAGGAAGAACACTCTAAGTGTTATAGACATAGATATCAGTTGCTTCCAGAACAATGTGTTAGAGAAGAGTTTGAAGATGGTGAACTTGTATGGTCTGTAAAGGACAACAAGATTGCCAAAATCACAAGGGAAAATACAGTAAAGTACATGGACTCAATGCCAGGTTATATGAAACCTGTTATAAATTATGAGGAAAAGTATGGGGCAAAGGGATATGCAATTTATGTGTATGACCCAGTACCTCAAGACGTCATGGACAAAAGCTACTTTCCTTGGCTCGATGGTAGCAAGGTAGGATATTACTCCTTTGCTTTGGCTTACGATTTAGGAAGTCTAAAGCATTTGGAGCAATATGGAGTCACAATATAGTCTTATCTTAGCCGTATGGGTAACTACATGGCTAATGGTACAATTTAGAGTATTTTACCCTAGTATGTTGATACTTGGGAAAATGGACAGCAGTAATCCGTCTTATAGATGGTGGCCTGCAGCGTGGATAATATTTGGTATTGGTAGCTTTATTACAGTTCCACTTATGTTATTACCATGTTTAAATGACAGGTATAGGGATATCTTTGTAAAAGGATATGTCAATAACCTATTAAAAATAGAATTATAAATTCTAGGCAGTAGAGAAATTCAAATGAAAGCACAGCATACCGTAGCGGAATGTAATAAAAAGCTAGTAGCATTACTAGATAAATTAAATAGTTTAGATACAACAAGAAGCGACCTAAGATTTCAAGTCGATGACGCTAAAGTGTTGGCTCGGGAGTTAAGTCGTGAGAGAGACTTCTTACATAGAAATAGGTAAAACTAAATACGGCTTAGTAAGAAACCCATATGAGAGAGTAATACACTCATACAGAGAGAGTTGGAATTGGATTGGGATAATGGATTGGGTAGAGAAATATCCACCTGAGTTACAATGCGAGTTATACAAAGGTATGCCTACTATTTCTTTAGAGTATTACCACGACGATCTACCACCAAATACGCCAATAGATGTAAAAAATAAACTAAAAAGGCTTAAGAAGATGTATTCAGACGATTACAGAAGGTGGTATAGTCAAAAAATGAAGTCTATAATTGACCCACTTATCAAGAAAGACTTAGAGACCTACGGGTACAGGTTTTAAAAAATAGTACTTGACATCGCGCTTGTTTCTCGATATAATATAGTTATAAATTGAAAAAGGACAGGCATGGGCGATAGATTTTATCAACAGATGAAAGACAAACTAGGTTGGAACCCTGGCATGCCAGAACATCTAAAAAATAGGAGAAGAAGAATGGCTTGGACAGACGAAGCTAAAGCTCAGGCAGTAGAGATGTATACTGCAGAAGAACCTACTCCAGAAAACAGCATGGAGATAGTCAAAGAAATAGCTGCCGAATTAAGCGAGAGCCCAAATGGTGTCAGAATGATTTTGACTAGAGCTGGTGTTTATGTAAAGAAAACTCCTGCTACTAAATCCACAGGTGGTGGAACTGGTGGTGGTGGTAGAGTATCTGTAGCAGATGCTCAGCAAGCAGTTAGAGATGCTATATCTGATGCGGGTATGGAAGCGGATGACGCGATTATCAGTAAACTTACAGGTAAAGCAGCTAACTACTTTGCCGAAATTATAAACAAAGTACAAGGTTAACTACCCCAAAGATCGCTAGGAGTCTATATGATTCCTAGCGTATTTTTACATCTGTAGAAACCACCTTACAGTTTTAACCATCGGGTTCTTGGTAGAATACAATTTTAACCTAAAAGGAACTCATGAAGAAAGATGAATTTATTAAGCAAGTCGACAGAGCCGGCGATGCGATAATAACTTACAGGAGTCAAAACAGCCGTAGACTAAAGTACAACGTCTGTACGCTTGATTTCGATAATAAATATATACAATCAAAGAGAAACAGAGCAAAACCAAACGCCAATCAGGTGTTATTGTTCTGCTGGGACACTGATTCTTATAGACTCTTAACTCCAGCAAATGTGACTTCTATAGTTCCTTTATCAGCAATATTAAAGAATGATAGAACTACATGAAGCCCCCGCTCTCTATGAGAAGCTAATACATTATAACGAGGATAGACACGAAAAAGTTTATCTGTCAATCAATACATTCAGAGATGTAGAATATCTCTCGATTAGGAAATACTATCAGGACTTTGATGAAGAATGGAAACCAACAAAGGACGGGGTAAGTATGGCACTAGACTTTGAAAACAGTAAAGCTTTATTCGAAGGACTAGTTGAAATCTTATCTCTTTCTGAAGTCAAGGGAATTTTAGAAACACATTTTAAAGAGATACTAGATGAAATTTATCAATAGATTTTTACCCAAAAAAGAAAGACAAATTCATTTCTTTGGCGATAGTCATATGCTAGGATATGAAGTTGACCATGACCGTGTTCTCGGTCGCAATACTTACAAAGAGAAAAAACAATGGATAGAAAAATATGGTTTGCATAAAGCCATACTTCTATGGAATCAGAAAATGGGAAGGGCAACAAAGATGTCCGTATATGATTACGTTCAACAACGCCAACCTGATAGTTATACTATGATAGGATTTCCAGAGTCAAAATTAACTGCTTGGCCTGCTATGATGTTTGATTATATGAACTTACGCATGATAGATGATTGGCATAAGGGTTTTTTAAATTCTGGTGACTTAGTAGTAATCGGTATATCAAGACCTACTAGAACTTACAAATTAGATGAATTAGGAAATTTTGACTATAGGTTTGAAGATTTAGATGGACACCATCAAATGATGACAGATGCGCAGTATGCAGCTGAGTGGTCTTTAAGTGCTAGAGCTATTATGGATTTCCTAGAAAACAGAAGTATAGATTATAAATTTATTAGTCACTTTGATATATTTGATAGTAGTGTAGAACACATACATAATATTACTTTTCCTAAAAATGCAGTATATACTCAATTATTTATGGATACTCATGATGAAGTTATGGAAAAATCAGTTCCTAAACCATTCTACGAATTTGGAGAAGAAAACGGGTTCTACCACAGAGATGTACAAGCGCATAAAGAGTATGCAGCATACCTCAAAAATTACTTGACATAGCCTGAGAAAGAACAAACGCCTGACTGGTACTAAGATAGACAAAAATAGTTCTTGACAAACCCTTATATTTTTAGTATAATATATAAATGAATAAAGATATAAGAGCATTCTTAAGCAAGTGTCGCGAGGCATATTTTAACGGTCGCCCTCTCGTGCCAGATGAGGTTTATGACAGACTTGTTGAAAATGTTAATACAGATGAAGTGGGCTCAGCTACAGACAGTCGTTTTAAGCACCCCTTCCAAATGTTTTCTTTACAGAAAGTCTTTCAAGACGAAGATACACCGCCCGATTGGGGAACAGCCGCTGCAGTTACAACTACTAAGTTAGATGGTGCTGCCGTATCTATTACCTACATTGACGGAATTTTTCACCAAGCCCTCACCCGAGGAGATGGAATTGCAGGACTTGACATTTCAGATAAAATCAAACACATAGTTCCACAAGTATTAGAAACAGGACAAACAGGATATGCTTTGTTTTCTGGCGTTCGTCAGATTACAGGGGAAGTTGTTGCTCCTAAAACCATAAAAAATAGTAGGAATTATGCAGCTGGTGCTCTTAATCTTAAAGATGTAGAGGAGTTCAAGTCTCGTGATTTGACCTTCGTAGCATACGGAATACAACCTTACATTGGCGAAAGATGGCTAGAAGATATGAAACTTCTTGATAATTGGTTTAATGTAATATCAACAAGTGATTGGAACGAGTTCCCAAATGACGGAGTTGTATTTAGACTAGACTCATATAGAGTATTTGATAGCTTAGGACATACTTCACACCACCCTAGAGGAGCATACGCTTATAAAACTAGAGAGGCGGGAGTAGTTACAAAACTATTAGATGTTGAATGGAATACTGGAAAGAGTGGAGTTATTGCTCCAACAGGTATTCTAGAGCCTATAGAAATCAATGGAGCAACTATATCAAGAGCAACCTTACATAATATCGCTTTCATAGATGAATTAAACTTAGAAATCGGTTGTAATGTAGAAATTATTAGAAGTGGGGAGATTATTCCTAAAGTAGTAAGGAGAGTATAATGTTATTATACTTAGAGTCACAGCTAGAGAAAGCTTATCGCGTTTATGTTACTAAAATACCTTTTGGACATAATATTCCTGACATCGAATTCTTTAGAGAAATGATAGAAGAAATGGACGATGCAGAATATTTTGAACAACTATTAGATGAATGGGAGAATTTAGATGAAGCTAATAGAAATACGCAATAAAAAGAAGGCACAGATGGAGAAACGCTTAGCAGAAGCTAAGTTAAATTTCGACCTATCTTGGTGGGTTAAGTGGACATCTTCCACAGTATTACTTGCTGCAATGATGTTAAGAGGCGCACAAGTGTTGCCTTTCGTAGACTTATGTCTATCAGCAACAGGTTGTGTTGGTTGGCTCTGGGTTGGAATTATGTGGAAAGATAGAGCATTGATAATCTTAAATGCCGCGGCAGTTACTATTCTAGGAATAGGAATTCTTCGTGCGATTGTCGGAGCATAATCCTATAATGTCTATAGGAAAATACAACGAAACATACTTTAAAAATCACCCTGCCGAGAAAGAACGAGAGGGTGTTCTGTATGGAGTAGTTCTAGTAAATAAAAAGACATTCGAGAGAGAATGTATAAAAGTAGGGATAGCCGCAGGACGAGATTGGCGGCATGTTGTTAAAAGAAGTCGTGGTTTTCAGGGTTATGACTTAAGGATTCAGCGTACATGGACTTCAACTTTATATGAAGTTTTCTGTATGGAACAGAAGTTGCACGCTCAGTTCTTAAATGATAAACTTGAACCAACTCATAAATTCGGAGGACACACAGAGTGTTTTAAGATGACGAGTAAGATATTAAAGGAATTTCCAAAGAAGTGGACATGATGAAAAAAGATAAAAGAACAAGTAATGTTGAATTACAGTATGTTGAAGACCCTAAAGTAAAAGAACAAAAGAATAAAGGTTGGTATTGGCATTGGCCTACCAAGAAGTTCTACAGATGGAGCAACTTACCTCGTGAAAATACATAAAGTAGGATATACATATTTTGCAATACTAGAAAATTTCTGGGGTAAAGAATGGTGCCAAAATTGTATAGATTCAGCTGATAGTTGGAATTTGACCGACGTCCCAGCGGGTGTTTATAATGGTTGGCCTACAGGTAGACAGTTGAGAAATATTGGGACATTTAATAAGCATTATAAAGATACTTATTACGAAAAAAGTGGCTCATGGCAGAAGATGAGGGAAGCTATTGAAAAGTTCAATAACGAAACTTATCAGTTCAATTTAGATGAAAAAAGTAGTTGTTTTATGAATGAATATCATAAAGGCTACATTCTTGATTGGCATAAAGATAATGATGAATCAGTTGAAGATTTATTCAAAAAGAGACCAAGTGCTAGAATAACAGTTAGTATCGTTTTGAATGAAGACTTCGAAGGCGGAGAATTTGAATTACAGGGAATTGGCAAGTGGGCTGGAAAAACAGGGACAGCATTTATATTTCCCTCGGCACAGGTACATAGAGGGTGTCAAGTAACAAAAGGCACAAAGTATAATTTGACGTACTGGAGGAAAGGTTGGAGTGTTAGTTAAAGGAATTTCAGAGGGGTTTCATGACGCCTCAGTTGCATTATTGAAAGATGACGAAGTTGTTTGGGCTAAACACGCCGAGAGGATAACAAGAAAAAAGAACGACAGAATTAACCCAGAATCTCTCCGAAATGTAGACGCTGATGTATCGGTTTTTTACGAAAATGTACCGCTAAAGAACGAAAGACGTATAGCACATTCACAAGTCCCTGTTTCTACAAAAATTTTTGATGAATGTGATTACCATACATATCATCACGAAAGCCACGCAGCGGGGGCGTATTACACATCGCCTTTTGATAATGATGTGGTTTGTGTCGTGATAGATGCGATAGGAGAATGGACAACCAGCAGTATTTGGATTACTAAGAATGGAAATTTCGAAAAAGTCTATGAAAAAATTTATCCACAAAGTATTGGCCTGTTCTATAGTGCTATTACAAAGCGTATTGGTTTAAAACCAAATGAAGATGAATATATAACTATGGGAATGGCGGCATATGGAGACATATGTGTTGATATGACATATTGCTTTAATGAATGGGCAAATTGGCACAAAGGATTCTCATTAGAAGATTTTAAAGGGCATAGACCAGAAGATATAGCCGCAAGTGCCCAAGCTCACGCTGAGTTAGAAATCGGAAAGATTATGGGTCTTGCGTCAAATTGGGGTAAGAATTTATGTTATGCAGGTGGAGTCGCACTCAACTGTGTAGCAAATAGTAAGATACTTCCTGAGTATTTTGGAGATAACATTTGGATTTACCCAAATCCAGGCGATGCAGGAAGTAGTTTAGGTGCGGCATTAGCGTATAGTAAGAAAAAGATAGAATATACGCCCTTTCTAGGAACTGATATACAACATGAACAGAATCCTAGACTAATAGTAGATTGGATTTTAAAAAGAAAAGTATGTGGAGTAGCAAATGGAAAAGCAGAGTTTGGGCCTAGGGCTCTTGGTAACAGGAGTTTGCTTGGTGATGTTAGGTACGATATCAAGTCAACAGTCAATAGAATTAAGAGGAGACAAAATTTTAGACCCTTCGCTCCCGCGATACTATCGGAGTTTGCAGATGAATACTTCGAAGGGCCGATGAATAAGTATATGCAGTTCACAGCCCAAGCAAAACATGATTATGATAGCGTAACTCATGTAGACAATAGTGCTAGAGTGCAGTTAGTCACGCCTAGTTGCAAAACGATACTTAGACCAATACTAGAAGAATATTATGAAAAAACAGGAGTACCCATGTTATTGAATACAAGTTTAAATATAAAAGGACAACCAATAGTTGATAATTGGCAGCATGCTATGGACTTCCAAAAAATGTATGGAGTGAAAGTATTTTGAGTAGGATATTATGGCTAGGTTGTAGCTTTACAAACGGATTAGAACTTCCCGATAAGAAAGTTCAAAGATTTAGTGCTAAAGTGTGTAAACACTTTGGACAGTTAGAATGGAATGAAGCAAAAGTTGGCGCGGGTAATGATTATATTCAGCGTTATGTATTTAATTCCGTTCTACAAAATAAAATGCATTACAGCGTGCAATCAGGCACAGCAGAGACAATAAGAGTACACGAGTATAATTCTAAAAAACAGGCAGATGGTAGAGGAAAATATATGCAAGTACATACTAAACATAGAGAATCTTGTGGAGAAGGAGCCCCTAAATTAGTAGTATGTATGTGGTCTGGTATAAACAGGCAAGAAATACTACGAAAATCCGTTATTTCAAATGATTGGAGTTGGTGTATAAATAGTTGGGGTAAGTTTAGTTTAGACCCTAAAACATTGATGGCTACAGAAGATAGTGTGCCATATGTAGACCCTATGATAAATTACAGGCACACAGAGTATATGAGAGGTTATATGAAGTATATAAGAAATGCTCATTATAACCTCAGAATAACTATAGGACAAATGCTAGCTGTAAAGTATTTCCTACAGGCTAAAGGTATAAATCAATTACATTACTTGTTCTCACATGGACAATATAGACCTTTATTGCCTATGCTAGATTGGGAAGTTAGTGAAAATACTAACAATTGGTGGCGTTCCCTAGACCCAAATAGAGAACAGATAGTCGAAGAATTACCATTTTTAGAATCTGAAGGATTCTATGATTTATGTACTCGTAAAAGATTAAAAATCGGCCCAAAAGACCACCCATTAGAAGATGGCCATGAACATATGGCTAGAAGAATAATAGAGGATATTAAAAATAATGAATTTCATAAAGAATTTAATTAAACGAATCAAAATTTTGTGGTTTGAGTGGCAGTTACGAAGAAATTACACACCAGATACCTATGTCTATGAAGATGAGGAAAATTTTGAACTTGAAAAAGAAAGTCAGGAATCAAAAAATAGTTCTTGACAAGAGGTTAAATTTCCTCTATAATATACAATATAAATAAATAAAAGAGAAAATCGAGATGAGCCAAATTTTACCACCACAAAGCTGTCCTTCCTGTGAGGGAGAAGTGGAGTTTGTTAATGACTTACTTTACTGCTTCAACAAGATGTGTGCGGCACAATGGGGTAAAAAACTAGAGCATTTCGGAAAACTCTTAAAAATAAAAGGATTCGGCCCAGCTACTATTAGTAAACTAGAGGTCGATGATTACCCAGAACTGTATGAGCTTACTGTAGAGGATATATCCAGCAGACTAGGCTCGGAGAAAATGGCAGTTAAGTTAGCAACTGAAATTGAGAAGTCAAAATCAGTAGATTTGCAAACGTTACTGCCAGCTTTCTCCATTCCACTTTTCGGTCGGTCAGCTTCTCAAAAATTATGCGAGAAAATTTCGACACTCGAAGAAATTTCAGAGAAAAGTTGTACTGAAGCGGGTATTGGCCCGAAAGCCACAGCAAACCTTCTAACATGGTTAGATGAAGAATTTTACCCAAACGAATATCACACGAACTTACCTTTTAGTTTTTCTGCAACGAAAGTTGTAAAACGAGAAACAATAGGCACAGTCTGTATATCAGGTAGACTCAATTCATATTCCACAAAGGCTCATGCTGCAGAGGTTCTGGAAAAACACGGCTATGCCGTAAAAAACAGTCTGACAAAGGATTGCACTCATTTAATAAATGAGTCAGGAGTTGAGTCAGCCAAAACACAGACTGCTCGTGATAGAGGAGTCATTATAATAACCAATATGCAAGATTTAATCGGAGAAATTTAAAATGGCATTACCAAAATGGACAGATGAGAGAACATCATCTCTCGAGAGCTTCGTAGGCTCTGAATCTCCTGTTTCTCAAGCTACTGTAGCTAGCGCTGCAGACGAACTTGAAACTTCTGTAAGAAGTGTTAGTTCAAAGCTAAGAAAAATGGGATATGATGTAGAATTAGCATCTTCAAGCAACACTAAGTCTTTTAGTGACGCTCAAGAAGCTACACTATCAGCTTTTGTAACTGACAATAGTGGTCAGTACACATATGCTGAAATCGCTAGTAACTTTGAAGGCGGAGCATTTACTGCTAAGTCAATTCAAGGAAAAATCCTTTCTATGCAACTAACTGAGCATGTTAAACCTGCTCCTAAAGTTGAGTCAGTAAAAACTTATTCTGACGAAGAAGAAGCAACATTTATCGGAATGGTAAATGATGGTGCTTTCATAGAAGCAATTGCTGAATCTCTAGGTAAGAGTGTAAACTCTATCAGAGGTAAAGCGCTTTCTTTACTTAGAGCGGGCGAAATTAACGCTATACCTAAGCAGGAAGTAACAAAAGGTTCAGGCAAAGCAGATCCTTTAGCTGACTTAGAGATTGACGACATGACTGTCGAAGCAATCGCTGATAATATCGGTAAAACTGTAAGAGGCGTAAAAACTATGTTGACAAGACGTGGTTTAGTTTGCGCTGATTACGACGGTTCAGCTAGAAAAGAAAGAGTTCAATAAGACTTTTCTATTTGTCAAGATGGTAGGGGAGGAAACTCCCCTGCTTTTTCTTGGGAGAGACGATGACAGTAGAAAGTGCATTATTAAAACAACTTTTATCGCAAGGAGATTTCGATACTTGGAATCGCTTACAGCAACACTATTTACCTGAAGGCGAGTATCAAAAGATTTGGAAGATCGTGGATAAACACGTCCATAAATTCCATGCATTACCTAGTTTTGAAGATTTAAAATACGAGATTAGGTCACGAGAACTTCAAGAGAAAATTTTTGCGATAGAGGCTGTGGACACAGATGTCCCAGCGTACGAACTACTAGAATATCTCAAAGATTCGTTCACTCAGAGCGAAATCCTAACAAAAATAGAAAGTTATTTAGACGAAACAATTTCCGTTGCAGATGCAAAGGAAAATATAGACTATCTGCAAGAGATGGTCGTACAAGTTCAGGATAGAGTAAACACAGCTGATGATGCCGATACAATGGACTCAGTTGAATTATTCGATTCTGAAGATGATTTAGCTAAGTATCTACCACTTGGTCTTAATCAAGACTATGATATAAGCTATCAATTCTCTCCCAAAGACTTGGTCATTGTGGGGGCGCAACGAGGACACGGAAAGTCATTCACTTGTTGTAATATGGCAGTAAATGCTGTTCAACAAGGACGTTCTGTGCTTTACTTTACAATCGAGATGGATCAGCGACCCATTCTGCAAAGAATGGCGTCTATGTCTACAGGAATCCCATTAGGCAGACTTATAAAACGAAACCTCTATGAAAAAGAGTGGAATCGTATTGCTGACTGGTGGGCAGACCGCTTTGAGGGTGGTCATGATGTTCTTGCTCAACATAATGTTAGTGAGGACTTCGATAAATTCCATTACGAGCTATCTCGTAAGTGTGAACTAAAGAAAGAAGCTCAACTAGATGTATTCTACGATCCTAGCTTGACATTGGCTAAAATTATTAGCACAGTTAGGCAGAAGAAAGTAGAATACCCTGACTTGGGTATGGTAATAGTGGATTACCTTAACCAAGTGCGTCGTCATAATGCCCCGAGTCGCTCTGGTCAGTACGAATGGACTGAACAGATTGAAATATCTAAGGGACTGAAATCTCTAGCCCAAGACCAGCAAGTTCTTGTTGTGTCTGCCTTCCAAACTGACCCTAAAGGTCAAGTAAGATTCTCTAAAGGTATCGAAGATGCTGTAGATGCGTCTTATACTCTTGAACATTGGGGTAAAGAGGAGAACGCAATCAAATTCAAATGTAATAAGATGCGTAGCGGTGAGATGAAGTCCTTTATTTCAGAAATAGACTGGGAAACATTAAAAATCGGACCACAAACAGCAATGGATCCAGATGAAAGAGCCGAATTAAAAGAACAAATGAATACAGGAGAAGATACCTATGATTTATAGTAGATTAGATAGAGATTTTCAACAAACAGTATTCGCTTTTGATGTTGATGATAATTTTTATAGTTATTTTCCCGAAGATCATTATGCACCGCAAGGCGCCGAAGGCTGGCTTAGACATAATGCTAACAGGATTTACTTACGCCTATATGTGTTCATAGATTCAGTTCTAGAACGACACAATAATGGTCAAATGGGGTTTCGTGACCCTATAGTAATATGGGGAAACTATAAAAAGGGTACTTTTAATATACACCCTGGGTTAAATAGAGTAGTACTAAAAATGCTCTTGCCTGAAGTCAGAATGGTAGGCTGGGTTGTAGACTCAACTTGCGATAGTAGAGACGATTACAAGCATATTTTTAGTAACATTCAACCTATACAGCGAGATGAGCATGGTAATAGAAAAATATTATGGATTTCGCATCATAGAACAGATAGAATGAACCAATATACAGGAAAAGAACAAGAAGATCAATATGACTTTGCACTTAATACTGACATATATCTAGGAAATAAATCCTATGATACAGAGTTAAGAAAAGACAAGTGGAAAGAATTACAAAAGACTAGAGGTTTTGGGTGTTTTATTCGCCCTCACCATCATCTTGTAGATATAGGTACACCACAAGCTAATTATCTTATAAAAGGTGTTCCAGGAGTATATCAGGCATTTCTACACCACTTCTTCGACTACCCTTTTTCAAAGTGGGAGAAGTTATATTTAGAGGAGTTAAAATGAAAGCAGGAAAAATATGGGGACAAACAGAACTAATACATGCCAATGGAGTTTTGGAGTTCCACAGAATAGAGTATAAAGCAGGCATGGAATGCTCGGAACATCTACACGAGTTTAAATGGAATGGGTTTTATGTAGAGAGTGGCAAGATGATGATAAGAGTCTGGCAAAACGATTACGACCTAGTAGATGAAACCATATTAAATCCAGGCGACTTTACACAAGTTAAGCCAGGTGTAATGCACCAGTTTATAGGAATTGAGGGCGGAGTAGCCTTTGAACTATATTGGGCAGAATTTAATCATAACGATATAAAAAGGAGAAGCATTGGTGGCAAAATCAAATAAGTATCATGGACATCGCAAGATTACATTTATGGATTACACATTCGATTTATTACCGAATGGAGACATAGTTTTTGATGAAAAACTTAATATGGAAGCGTTACGATTTTATGAAGATAAAACATTTAAAGTAAAATGGGAAGACGATAAAATCAAGTTAAAATTTGTCGAAGATTGGGATATGATGCCCGATCCAGATGACATAAATTGGAAAAAATATCATGAAAACTAAGAATAGAAATCCTGTAGCCAAGCATAGTAGGAATATGAGTGGTGCAGGTGCACATAAGTCTAAAAAAGACTATAGTAGGAAACAAATAAAAGCAATGGATAAAGCAGATAGAGTAATAACAGGGATAGAACTCCCAGACGAATCACCAGCAAGTAAACTAGATAGACTCGTACTGCTTCAAAAAATGCAAGAAGGTTGTAATAGTCCTAGTTTGTGGTTTTCATACGAAGAAAAAATCATACAAATCAAGGAGGATTTAGATGATGTTGATTTTTGATAGAAAAACTTTAAGACAGCGTTCAAGAGAATGGGAAGGCACACTAGAAGAACTAGAAGTGTTGATTGATAAAATGGGCGCAGTAATGGAAAAAAATAAGGGAGTAGGTATTGCAGCTATCCAAATAGGAGAGCCTGTAAGAGTATTTCTAGCAGGACAAGAAGAAAACTGTGAGTTATTTATTAACCCACGAAATGTACAACTTAGTCCTTATAAAAAATCACATTGGGAAGCTTGCTTAAGTTGTAAAAACACCAATGTTAGAACTAAAAGGGCACATAGTATCACTCTGACATA